TTCCGACAAACTGTGCAGAAATTTTAGTAGATGATCGAGCGATCCAAGCAATCATGTCAACTGCATTTGCTCCTGTAGATAAAGTAGGTGCTGTACCATCTGAAAAATCCCAATACGATCCAAAAGCTGCGGTTCTACTTCCTGTACCATCTTGAGTTATAAACAAAACACCACTTTGTCCAGCAGAGATGTTAGAAGGGTTAGCAAAAGTAGTATTACCAGTAAGTGTTGTAGAAAAATTATTACCAGTTCTGAAATCTAATGTGATTGTAGATGCGTAGGAAACAGCAGATATTTCTCCGATAGTCCCTTTTGTAGTGACTCTTCCGTTACCAGAACCACCACCATTATCAAATACAAGCGTGTTTAAAGTGCTTGTTTCGTGTGCGACATTAGTAACTTTTAATGTACTCATGGCTTGGGATATTTGTCCTTAATAGCTTTGATTGTAGTTTTCCAGCCCGCTACACCATTATGATAAATATCATCTAGCTGATCTTCAATACTTGGATATTCTGCTGCTCTATTTCTTGAATATTCAAGGGCTGCATATTCAGCATTTAGTGTGGTTCGTGCAGCATCTATTTTGCTTTGCTCAAGAGTTACAGACTTACCATCTTTATCAAAAGCACCTGCACCATCATCAATAGAAACAACTGTTGGGTGACTTTTGTAAATAGCTTCGTGATCTAAGGCCATAATAGTTTTTTCTTAATTATAGAAGATAGCCATTATGGTGCTACCTCCGTTACTCTTAAAACTGACACTCCATTATATGAATCACTTGCTCTATATCTGTTTATCCATGCAGTTCCGCTAGAAACACGCCAATAAACATTGTAAGTTCTAGCGTTAGTATTACCAGAAGTTTCAAAAGCTGTGACGTGTTGCTGTACCATTCTATCTGCATTAGCTACATAATAAGAGCTACTTCCATCATCGTTACTATCATATTGTGCTGGTTGTATTAGCATACTTGTGCCGTTATATATTCTTGTAGTAATTACATGATTCTCAATACTGAAATACATATTTGCTTCTACAATCATAATGCTATCACTAGCAGTTGGAGTAATAGTTATAGAAAAATCTGGAATAATTCCTAGGCTTGTACTTGTGGTGCTTGACTTAGTAGTTTTACTTAAAATTTTATGTTGACGAATTATTGTGCTGGGAACGGTTACTGTGTCAAAACTTAAATTTCCTGATCCATCAGTTTTCATAAACTGACCAGCCGATCCATCAGCATTTGGTAGTTTAAATGCTACGTCTGCGGAAGTTGGTGCGGAAGTTGGTGAGTTAAGTGAAACAACATTACCGCCTGAGTGTTTTAATGAAATCTTAGACATTATGCTGCTACCTCCATGACAATAACACTTGATGAATTTCTGTGATAATTACTTGAATTACTGTCAGTACCACTTCTATTAATGTATACCGCTTGTGCTTGTGATTGCCATTTGAGTATATAAGTTATTTGAGAAGTTGTGCTTGGTGTATCTAAATAGTGAGCACTAACAGGAATAACCTCAACAGTTGAATTATAGTCAGTAATACCCCAAATATTACCTTGCCTATTACCTTCTGCGGTTCCTGCGAATATTTCTGTTTCTACACCTCCAACACTTCTAAATAGTTTAAGACTTGTATCACCATTTGCAGTACTAATCGAAAATTTACAATTTAGCATTACTAAAACTTTACTTGTAGTTGCTGAAGGTGTTATTTGTGGCTGTAATCCAGAAATTGCAACGTGTGTGGTTCCAGAAGAGTTAGCTGTAGATGCCGTATCTAATTTTGTTGCTGAAACAACTTGAAGAATCTTACCACCAACACCACTTGCTAGTTTTCCAGCAGTGACAGCATTAGCAGCAAGCATATCTGCATCTACTATTCCATCAGGCAAACCTCCTACTGAGATTCCTGTAACTGTTCCTGATCCGTTGATTGCTATTGGCATAACTATAAGATAACAAGGATTGCACCAGAAGGCACAGTTATCGTGACTCCGTTATTAATTGTAGGACTCACAGTATGGGCGTGTTTGTTTGAACTTAACGTGTATGAAGTCGTTACATTTTGGTCTGACTCGAAGAATACTTCATCAGAGCCACCACCTGTTGCTCCAGCCCCTCCAGCAGCAGCCCAAGATAAGACACCAGAACCATTAGAAACAAGGGCATAGCCACTTACAGACGCATCTGTAGCTGGTAAAGTCCATGTAATATTACTTGTTATGCTTGCTGGTGCTTGAAAACCTACATAATTACTTCCATTAGATGTTGCTTCACCGAATCGCAAGTCAGATTGATTTGATAATGCAACATCACCTGTAAAAGTAGATCCACTTAATGCAGCATGACCAAAGTTTGTCTGGCTTACATCACCCAAGCTTACAAAAGCATTATTAGCTGCATTTCTTATCTTTAAAGTGTTACCATCTATGTGTGGAACATAAGCTGCAACACCAATAGTAGGATCACCAGAGCCTTGATTTAATGTAGATAAAGCAGCAACTATTTGGTTGAGCTTCGTTCTCACAACGAGCCCTGTTCCATTGTCAATATTAAAACCTGTACCGCCCGTATTATCGACTCTTGCCATTAACTTGTACTGTTTTTTTTAGTATATCCTAAATTTTACCCTTTACCAAAACCAATAGCAGTAAAATTAAAATTTCTATCTACAGAACTTCCAGAACTATTTTTGAAGTGTACTGTGAATCCGCTACCAGTGATGCTTGAAAGCTCGAAGAAATCACCTGATGCCATATTAAATGCTGTAATGCCAATTGCTGGTGGGTTAGAATTTGCACCTAATAATGCACTTGTGCCTGTAAAAAACGGAGAATTGAAGGTTATTGACTTCGCCCCAGCCCCTGATGCAATAGTTGTTGTACTTTGTTCTGTTCTTCTTTGAAATTCAGCAATATAACCAAGTTGACTTACTCTAATATCTTGGTTTGTATCTTTTGTTGTTAATACACATTTAAATTTAAAAGTTCTTCCTTTAAATGTTCCATTAGCAAATTTTTGGAAGCCCGAATAATTACTGCCATCTTGAGAAGTTTGAACAAATACTTCAGCATTTGTATCTGTGCTACCAGTACCATCAAAATCTTGTCTTGCGTCTAAATCAGCAATTGAATCAAATAAATCCGTTGAATATACAGATGAACTTTGAAGATGTTTTCTTAAATCTAAGCTAAATACACCGCCTAAATCTAGGGTTTCATTAAATAGATATGTTCCGGTTGGTGATACACCACCCAAGTCATCAAGGCTAGAAACATTATCAAAATTAGTAATTGAGTCAAATAATCCTGTACCAGCCAAACTAATTGTATTACTTGCGACATCAAAACCAACATTAGTTTTACTTCCTTGAAATGCTGGACTGTCTTGATCTTCTCTTCTTGTCTGTACTAATAATTTGGGCTGTGCGTCTGGTAGATCTATGATTAGTGAGGTTTCTCCAATGCTGAATCTGTCGCCGTCATCTTGTGCTTTGAGAATGTACTCCCCTTCAAGTAAGGGGACAACTTTTTCTGTAGATGCTCCTGACAAACCAAATACCAAATCTGTCGCATCTTGAAAAGTACCAGTTCCGTCAGTTTTTGGGGTGTGCCGTATATGAATACGCCCGCCTGCTCTAACATCTTGGTCTGGTACAGCATCCCATCTAAGTCTTATTTCTTTATCAGATATAGGTTCATAAGAAAGATTTGTAATGTTTGATGGTGGTGCAGTTTTACCGACAGCTTCAAAAGTTAGTTCTGCTGGTGTTCTACTTGGTTCATTTAAACCATTGAAGGAAAATAATCTAAATTCATAAGTACCAGCTTCACTATTCAGTATTTCTGCATAACTTGAAACTGTCTCTATTTTTGTAAAACTTCCATTATTAACTCTGTAATGAAGCTCATATCTTGCCGCCCCTGATTGTGTTTGCCAATCTAAAAGTAGTTTTGAAACTGCTTTGTTGTTAATCAAAACAATTTGCTCAGTGGCCGTAAGTCCGACAGGTGGATCTAATACTTCTGTTAAGGAATTTATTGTTCGTGTTGGTAATGCAGTTCCATCTTCAACAGAAGCATATTTACCTTCAATATGTTCAAGAGCAGTAATCGAATAAGTAAGATCATTATTTTCAGTTACAGATACAACCCTCCATGTTGTTGTCTCTAAAGTTGAACTTTCCAAAACATAAGGAGCGTTTACATTTGGTGTCGTGCTAAATGCAGAAGAAACAGTTATCGTGGCTCCTGATACGTTGCTTATAGTTTTAGTTTCTACCGAGCCGTCAGGCATAACAACTGAGATAGTAGGGCTGTTTGTAGTTGGTATATCTGTAGAGGCTGAATCATCTAAAACAATAACTGTTGTACTTGTTATGGCAGAAAGCAAACCACCTCTTCTAACTCCAGCTTTCAATGAATCTGCAATTTCAATAATGTCCCCACACCTAACTAAAACACCAGCAGCAGCAGTCGTTGTGAAAGCGCAACTTTCTCCAGAGTTTTGTTCATTAAATAAAAACCATTTTCCTAATCTGGCAGCTTGACCCCTAGAGGTACAAGCAAAAGCTTTTATGGTTTTTGTCTTTATTCCATATTTAGTCTGGGTTGCTGCATCAGCTTCAATAGTCTCTATGTCCAACTCTTGAGTTACCATGTCAAGGTACTGAACATTGATAACTGTATGCCTTGTTTTTAAACTTGAGCCGTTATAAACAAAACCATCATCAGTAACATTTGAATTATTGAAAATATATTTTGTTGCTTTACCTTCAGCATCTTGTGAAATAGCTATTGTACCAGCCGAGTAAAAAGCAATAGCCCTCATCGTGCTACACAAAGCGTTTATAAGATTGAATGCATCAGCTTGTTGTGTGATATTTACATTGCAACTGAAACGTGGCTCAGTGCTTCCGTCACCATTACCAGCATCAATTAATGCTCCGCAATATTCACTTACAGTTTTAAAAGTAAATTTATCAAGAGAAGCTTCAGCAATATCACAGCCATAGCGATCATTTGTTAATAAGTCATACAAAATCCAAGCTGGATCTGAACACCATTCCTTACTTGCTTTGAATGTTCCATCCCATGTGCCAGCATAAGAAAGGCTACCATGAGTAGCATTCACTGTTGCATTTGATGGTATTTTTATTTTAATCCCTCTAATCCTATATACACGATTCGGTATTCTTGGGAATTTTTCAGCACTAAATCTTAAAGCAGTATGGGCAGTATTTGGATATGCGTTCTGCTTCATTATGATATTTGTTGCAGAGTTAAACCTAAAAGCATTTACAGTGCTTGATTCCGTGCTATCTGGTGTTACTCTTTCAACTCTGATCTGTACTGGAAATGAAGTACCACTAGCAAGATTTATCAAATAATCTCTAAAATATGCGTTCGTTGATCTTCCTTTAACAGTGTCATCTACTGCTGTTGTAGTTGTTCCATCATTTTCAATAACTTTTATTCTTAATTGGACTTCTGTACCATCAATACCACCATTATTATTAAAGACTTGCATAGAGGGAAAATTCAATGTAACTCTTACAGCATTTATTGTTGACTGTGTTACTGTGTGTGTAACTGGATTTGATGTAGTTACTTGTGTACCAATACCGACTTCTGTTTCAATATTTTTTATCCCAGAAATAAAAGTCTGATTTGCAGTGCCGTCTCTAAAATCTAAGCCAACATCTTTAAAATTAAAGTCGCTGTCTTGAGGTGAGCTTACACTTGCAGCCGCTTGAAGAATTGGTGTTTTATTTAGGAAAATATCTTTTTTAAAACTGTTTATATAAGCTGTAGATGTTTTATCTGTTATTCCATTTTTTGAGGCTGTTGCACTGCCCTCTATTTCTCCTTCAGAAAGTAACTCTACTATCGTATTAAACTGCTTAGAAGATAATGCACCACTAGGTAAATCAGGATTTGAGAAAGTTGTACTTTGGTCAAATTCTTTTATAGACATCAGTTTGTACCCTCCACTTGAACTGTATCAATACCATTTGATACGACAATAGAACCCACTAAAATTTCTCCATATGCCAAATTAACTGGAATTCCAGCTTGACTTATATTAGTTAGCCCTGTAAATGAATAGTTACTGGCCAAAGCGGAAGGGTCAAGTGGATCTTCTCTGCTGTTTTGTTGCTGTGTGTTTTGTTGTGGGGAAAGTATGTTATTTACACCCTGATTTATCATACTTAAGGCAACATAAGTAACCACAGTCTGAATAATCTTATTTTTTATATAATTTTTAGCTGCATATTTTAAACCTAAACCCAAAACAAACGTAAAAAAATTACCATGCACTAAAGGAATAATTTTTATATCTTGATCTGTTCTTAAAGTTAATTGGTCTGTTGTTATTGCCTTATCTCCAATTTTTATACAAAAAAGTTGCTTATACATTTTTTCTTCTAATCCTTTGAAATTGCACCATAAGAAACTAAACGCTTCGTGGGGTGAATTTACATCAGCCAAAAATTCACTTTGGCCCGTATATTTTCTAATAAAACCATAAACTTTTATTTTTTTAAGCATCTTCTTTTGGTTCAATTACAATCATTTTATCTAAATCTGGACAAACAAGATAAAAAGGTATTTGAACTGCATTACAACTTACAATATCCTCTTCTGAAAATTCCAATACATTTTGAGGGTGAGAATGAACTACTCCTAAAATTTCACCTCTATCTTCGCCATCAGCAAAGTCAAGTGGATCAATAATAAACGATCCCATTTCAAACTCATAAGCTACATTTTTACACCTAAAATATTCAAGTCCGCTATCTGTTTTTAAAAACAGTCCGCAACACTCATTTGGTGCTTCTTCTTTTGCGTGTGCTATAGCCTCATTTTTTAAAAGTTCATTCATAATTAATTAATAAATGTACCAACACCATCAAAATCTTTTCTGGTAACTTGTCTTGCTGGAACTCTTTTATTTTGCATATCAAGCCTGTTTACTAGTTCAAAAGATACAGTATCTCTGCTTTCTTGTATTTTTCTATCAATAAAATGTATTTCTTTAGGAAATTCATCAGAACTTGGTGTTCCAAAAGGATTAGTATTACCAGCAAAGTTACTTGCGTCTAAGGCATCTGCTGTTAGGGTCCTTCTTGTTACTTTGGCATCTAATAAGTCATTATGTGCGGTAATTAAATTTACACTTGTTAACAAATCTGTGACTCTTAGTACAGAACCAAGTCTTGTGATACCTCCTAAGTTACTCATTACTAATGTAGGTCTTGGAATTTTACCTTCACCAGCAAACTCATACCCACTCGCTTGGATAGGGAATCTTTCATAAGAATTTGACTGCCATACTATATTTGCGTAAGTATCTATATTGCCACCAGAGTGAAAGCGATAAATAATCGGCACATTTGAAGGGTTGCCAGTGGCATAGTGTAAACCTTCAACAAGTTCTAATTCAAAAAGCTCAATAATTGAATTTGGATTTATTTTCTGTAGTTCAGCGTGAGGAATCGCCATTATGCTTCAAATACCTCTTCAAAAGTAAGATTCATATTTACCCTATTGTTGTATGGAATAGATGCACTTCTTCTCGTGCATTTAAAATTTCTAGCAGATGACTCACCGCCTATTGTGTATTGAAAAGCATCTTGATCGTCAAAACGTGCATCAAGGAAAGTGTTTATTGTATTTGCTTGAGCCTGTGTAATATTAAAAACTAAACTTATAATGTGATAGCGTTTGTTCGCTGCAAGTCCTCGTACTAATCTTTGCTCATATCCATCACCTAGCTTAACAACAATATTGTCTTGCTCTATAGTTTGTGTTTCTCCGTAAGCTGGAGTGATTGAGGGAAAAGTTGCCATTATGCTAATAAACCTCCAGATCGTTTTTCTTCAACAAGTGTAGCCTTTATTGCAACAGCTATTTGCTCACCTAATTGTTGTGACATACCACTATCACCTTGAACTGAGCTACCAGAGGCATCAACTGAAACATTGATGATATTTGTGACGCTGTCACCACCACCACCAAGTTTACTATTAGGAATAATAGTTCCAGCAGAATTGGGAACAAAAAGTTCTGGGCCTTTTTCACCAACAATTGAAGCCTTGCCAACAGGTGGTCTGCCACCGTTCGCAAAACCAATACCACCACCTAATAAACCAGATTGGAAAGGTATGAGTCCTTTATCGGTGGTGCCTCCAAAAAGACCTCCAAGTCCTCCTCCTCCTCCTCCTCCTCCAAATATTCCACCAAGTGCCTTACCAAAGAAATTACCAATTCCAGAAACTGCACGTTGCATTGCAAGTTCTACAAGCTGCCTTTTTAGATTATTTAATACCCCAGTTGCAGCTTCAGCTAATGATTTAGTTCCCATGACAGCATCAGTCAGTCCTGAAACAATGCCTGATTCTATTCCTTGACCAATTTCCATAAATTTTTCTTTCAAATCGTCTGCTTCGCTCTTTGCATTAAATAATGAATCAGCAATATTATCTGTTCCAAAACTAATCTCATCCATAAGAAAACTTGTCTCTCCTAAACTTGTATTAAACAAATCTGATATTGCAATATTACTTTCTATGGCTGTTGTGGTTGAATTTGTTTTATTCTCTAGGTTTGTAATTGGTTCCTCTGTTTTCTTCAAGTTTTTATTTAATTTATTGGCACTGTCTGATGACTCTTTCAGATTTTTAGTAATTTTTTCTGTTTTTTCATCTTTTTGGTTAAGGAAATCAAGTTCTTTAGCCTCTAAAGCCTCTTTTATCTTTCTTGCTTTTATTTCTTCAAATATCTCTTTTTCTCTTTTGCTTTCTTTTGAAAAAGGCAAAATAAATCTTTTACCTGTTTCTTGCTTAACTTGCTCTCTAGCCTCTCCTCTTGATTCCATAGCGATATTTGCCATGTTCAATCTGCCGACTTTGTTTGCCTGACCAACTCTTTCTATAAGTTTTGTTATTTGATTTACAGCACCAATACCAAGATCCAAAATTGTTTTTATTTCATCTCCAAGTTCATCTCCAACAGTCCTTGCAAGAGTTTCTACAGTATCAATCAATGTGCTTAGTTTTCCATTTAAAGTATCTGCTTGTGCGGTTGCACCACCAAAAAATGCACCCCCTTCACTTGTTAAATTAATCATTGCCTGATTAACTAAATTTGCTCCAATTTCACCTTTTCTCATGGCTTCAGCAAAAGCATCGCCTTGCAAGCCTGTGATGCGTTTTAGTTCTGTTGTTATATCGACTCCTCTTTCTAATAGCTGTAAATTTTCTTCTTGCTGAAGTTTTCCTTTTGCCCTAATCTGTCCAAAAGCTGTGGCTATTCCTTGCAAGTCAGCACCAGTTGCACCAGCTATCTCAGAGAGTCTTTTTGTTGAATCAACCAATTCTTCTGTTTCAAAACCAAACGCTTTGAGTCTTTTTGTTTGCTCAATTAACTCGCTACTTGTAAACGGTGTAACAGCACCAAAGTCTTGAAGCTCTTTGATAATTTTGTTTGTTTTTTCTAATGATCCTGTTAATACTTCTAAACTCTTTCTTTGAGTTTCAAGCTCTGCTGTTTTAACAAACACAAATCGAGTCGTGCCAACAACTGCTAAAGCGGTGAGAAGTGGCCTTAAAGCACCAACTAATCCTTTAACACCCGTTTGGGCGGTTTTTGCAGACCTTCCAGTATCTCTTAAAGATCTATTTGAATTATCTAAACGACCTTTTAATGTATTTGTATTTTTACTTAATATTTTTGTTTGATCGTTAACCCTTTTTAGAGGATTTATAGCATTTTGTGCATCAACTATTAATCTGACTGTTGATTGAGCCACAGAAACAAATAACCTTTATTATATATTACCTTGATTTGTTCTTTTGTCGCTGCATTTCTTTTTTCTCTCTTTCATTTTTCAAATCATAATATGCAGCCCAATAAATCAACTCTTCTTGAGTTATCGAAGTTCTTAACTCATATAATGTCTTACCAAGTTCTGTTGCTAGGAAAAATTCAAAGTTTAACCAACCATCCCCTTTTATTCGTTTTTTGCTTTTGTGATATCAACATCAATATCCATCATGAATATTTCAATATCATTTAAAACTTTTTCAGGAATTTGTCTTTGAAGCATTGGTGCATCTGACATATCAAATGCTGGTGAGCCATCTTCTTTTTGTGCTACTTTACATAAAAGTTGTGTTGAGATAGTTAAAGCCTCATCTGTACCAGCCAGTTGTTGAGCTTTCTGTCTATCAAATCTTGTTATGGGTGGAAAATATAAAGTTGTTAAAATTTTGCCTGATGAGTCTTTGAGATCATATTTGCGTCTTGCAGACATCTCATCTTTGAATCCACCAATGATAAGATCTGCTGTTCTTTCTGTCGGCATAAATTAATTAGATAGCTGAGGTTATAGTACCTGTTGGTTTAAATGTAATGCTAATGGTGTTAACATCACCCAAAGCCGAACTTTGCTCAAAACTTGTAATGATTCCATTAAAAGAAATTTTCTTTGTGGCACTAGAGCTATCTGGAAAAAGTTCAAAGGCTGCTGTTCCAGCATCACCCGTAGTTAATACACCATCAACAAAAGTTGCAGTCTCACCAGATGCTGCGTCATCATAAACTAACTCAGCAGACCCTTCACCTTCTATAAGGCCACCAACAAATGCTTTAAATGTGTCACCTTGAGTTGTTGTTTCCTGAGTATCCTTAGTGATTGACATTG